AGTGCAGTTACATTACCATTGTAGTCTTTAATTGCTTTAAGCAACAACGTGCTACTATCCATACCACCTGAAAGTGATACTACTACGTGTTTTCCTTGATTAAAATCCATTTTTAATTGCATTTAAATAAGCCAGGTATTTTAAGCGTATAGGCAAACGCTATTTAATTTTATCACCGGTTAAAATAAACCTACTATTCGGACCTTCTTTTGTTTCTACTAATTCTAATTTACCACACATCTCCTCATAAACTTCATTCCAGCCTTCGTCGCCTTTTTCAGCTAGAATGTACTGTTCTTCGGTAAGTGCTACTTGGTAGATGCGTTCAGTTCTTTCTATTACAGTTAATGTAGGCATTATTCTTCAATCCAATATTCGGTTCCACCATCTTTATCTCGTGTGAGTTCAAAATCATCACACACTTCTTCCATTACTTCATCAGCGCCATCATCGCCTGATTTGTAACGCTCAAGTTGCTCATCTGTGAGCTCTACAGCATAAAATGTGTAGGTTGTTTCGCATCTAATTAGTTGTGCCATTATTATTAAAATATTCAGTTAAAAATTCACGACGGAACATGTTTACAGGTCCCTTATATTTTGCATTTGCAACCATTTTAGTTTTAGTTGGTTCTCCTGCTTTACCAGCAGCCGCAGCTACTTCATAACCTAGCTTTTCACCAGCTGGTTTTCCTAAATAATCAAATAAACTTACGTATTCTTCTTCCATTTTACAAATCATTAATTTCACAAAACTTACAAATGTTATTTGTTAAAATGTCGTAATCAACTTGATCACTCAACATATAAAAATAATCATTCATATTTGCTTTTGGTTTAGCATCTAAACCAGCATTACTATAACGAATACCTTCTAACGCAGCCATTACTGGGTTAGACGTATCGATTGATTCAATAAACTTGAATCCTCTATACCAACCAAATTCTTGTGGTACTGAACAACCCAAAAGGTGAACACGATCATTATCGTGGATTACTTTCGTTTTGTAGAGAGCAGAGATAACAGAAAGTCGACCAAGTGCTTTACCAAGATCCAAATTAGGGTGAGGAACAACGTCATTATAATAAGATGCCCCATACGAGAAAGCAATTTTTTCATATCCTAAATCTCTATAAGTTTGATAACAAGTAGATGCTTCGTGAATTGTTTGTGCTTGAACTACAGCTACTTTAGTAACGCCTTTAGGTAGTTCAATTTGAGACCATTTGCGGGCATTAACTACTGAAGCGTCTCGGTTTTCCCAAACATCGGGAACGATAAATTCGTTTGGACGCAACTCGTTAATCCAATGCATCAAACGGGCACTATCGTAAGCATGGCCTAACTCGTGAAGCGAGTTATCCATAATAATATAACGTCCTTTAGCTTTAGCTTGACGGAAGTATTCTAAATAACCTTCTTCCTCATCAAATAAATGAGGCAACGCATAATCATAATCGTTGAATTTTTCACTATCGCCTAATAGGCATAAGGGTGTTTCGTGACTAACTTTTATCATAATAGTAAATATACAAACTTATTCTTGATCAAGCAAGTCATAGTGCTCACCCGTATTCCCATTTTGCATAATAATTAACATTCTTTCTTCAGCTGCTGCTTCATCTTCTTCTTGTTGGATAGCATGGTTTGAACAAACCCAGCGAGTAGCATCATGGGTCCCATCATGATTATTTTTGTAGCTGGCAAAGCTGTAATAATCGAATTTGTTTTTTATTATGTTTTGGACTAATACAAATAGAATCTTACCTGTAGTATCATCTATAATGACATATCCTTGATTATTTCCTATTTCTAATCTCATACTTTTAATTTTTTGGGTCGACCTCTCCCTCGTTTACGATTTTCTGCTGGGGTTGGGTATTTAAATTCATTACAATATTCATAATAATCTAATAAACTTCCTGTCCAATTGCATAATTCATCGATCAACTCATCTCGAGTCATTTTAAATGCAGTAGTAAAAGCATCATAAATAGCCTCTAAACGATTAACTTCTTCTTTTTCGTAATCAATTAGTAAACGACGATAACGAGCAACATCAACCATAGTTTTTTCATATTGCATTTGATAATCATCCGTCCCTAAATTTAGTTTTTTACGCGCTTGTATTGCAGCATTTTGTGCTTGCCAATAATAGCATGAAAAATCAAAGTCGCCGTTTATAATGCGCTCTTTTAATGGAGCACGTTTGCCTAATGGAGCACCAGGTTGAACGTGAGTACGCCACCACATGAACTTGTTGTAGTTGAGTGGTTGAAGTTTAGATAATTCCTGCTCGATTACCTCTTCAGGTTGAGTGATAAATGAATCTAAAAAGCAATTAAAAGGCATCTTCGATTGTCCCTGGTTTGTTTTTTAATATATTACGCAATGTACGAAGAGAGTTATAATTAACCAACTCCTCTTCTTGCATTTTGTTAACCCAGTTTTGCTTCGATTTCGGCTTTGCGTTCTGCCAACGCCTTGAATTCTGATACCACATCTACTTGTTTGGGGTTTTCAGGGTGATATTGATACAATTCATCCATAATTTGAACAACTGTCATTAGTTCGTCCATTAGTTTTACTCGTTCTTTTTGATCCATAACTTTATTTTTCATTTGGGTAAATGTATGAAGGGGCTTTCGCCCCTCCAAATCTACCAATAGGTTTTTATATTATCATCATCTTTTTTTTTAGAAGATGGTGGTAAAATCATTTTTTTAAGTTTATCTAATTCTTCCATCAGTTTAACTTTTCTATGTATGTTAGTAGAATCAAATTCATCACTTATACTGTCAATTTGCTTAATTACTGACTGGATTTCTTCTTCACTAACTATTCCATCCCCATTTAGATCTAAAAAGTTTAAAGAAGATTCACCGCTCATTTTAACTTTAATTTGGGGTTCTTCATCTATAATTTCCCAATCATTAGAATCTTCAACTATATCATTTAAAACTTGGTCTAATGCGTGATCTTCATCCCATTCTTCTTCTAAACCATCATTTAAAGTTGAATCCCAATCACTAAGATCTTCTTCAGTATAGATATCAGTTCCTTCATTATCTTCTATATCCGAGTTTTCAGGTTTAGCCTGAGGTTCAGGATGTAAAACATTATCTTTTTTAGGACGTAATTGAGCAAAAGCAAAGTTTGCTGCTACTACAAGTGAAATAGCTAATGGGTCGAATACGAAGATAATTACTAATAAAAGTATATTAATGATTTTATCCATTGGCATACCTGTAAGTCCTGAAAGATACTTAAGTGGGCCTAATTCACCTGCTAATTCACTATTAGTGGATATATCTACAATTTCAGTTTCGTAATCAAATAATTGAGTATTTAACTCGTCTACTTTAGTATTGATATTAGTTTGACGTTCAATAGCTTGGTCTAATTGCTTTTCAAGTGCTTTACGAGTAGCTGAAGATGTAGTAGTGATTAAATTGCCATTTTTATCTGTGTAGGTGATTACGTTATTAGCCAATCCTGCTCGTAAATCCGCTACTGCTTTGTTAATGCTTTCTTTTTCAGTAGTATAAACAGCGAGTTGTTCTTTAATATTATCTCGCTTTGTTTCTACTAATGTTACTTGAGCATCTACATTACCCGCTTTATTTGCTGTTTCTTGGTAAGCAGCAGATAAGAAACCATAGATACCCATTGATGTAATTAAGATAAGTACAAACGCAGCTATAGTTAAGTATGCTCTAAGTGCTTTATTGATTTGATCCCAATACTGATAAAGGAGTGAGGCGATTACTAATTTAGCTACTTCTAATGAACCAGCCATAATGATTACTTGGAGCGATGCTCCAGCAAAGAGTTTGCTAAGGCCACTAACTGAGTAGAAAGCAGCCGAAGCAGACACCGACAGGGCGGAGAGTGCGATTATAAAAGGAAAAATTCTATCTTGAACTTTTTTCCACATAGGCTTATTGTCTTGTGCCCTTGTGCCTATCTATGCGGTCCAGAATTTCGTTTAATAACTCTGCTTTAATAAAACCAGCCATAGAGGCATTTTTTAGGGCACTGATTAATTGTAATATGATGAACGGTACGATAATTGTTTCACTAAGCCAAGCTGTACCAACAAAGCCTTTTTCAACCATTATAATTACTGTTAAGAAAACTATCCAAGTTATAGCACGTTGTAATACTCTAACTGCTTTACGTGTTTCAAATCCTTCACGTTTTACACCAGCTGCAATTCCAAAGAATCCATCTAAGAAAATAACCGCAAGTAAACCTAAATATTGCTCAAGGTTACCCATATAGAGCTCGAGAAAATAAGAGCAAATAAATGACATAGAAGTTGCGGTAGCTGTAATAGTTAAAAGTATTGAGTTTTTCATAGTCCTACATGGGTTTCTTTGCGATGGCTCTCCAGGGCGTGGAAGTTAGAATGTAGTTGTTCGCACAGTTGGTTAAATTTATTTTGTTCGTTATTTGGGAAGTAAAACCATTCACCACTTACCCTATAGTGATCCCACATAAAATGTAGGGAACTTTCTATTTTAGTAGCAAACTCTGATTCAAAACATTCGACTAAAACAAGTTCACTGGGGCAACCTGTTTGAAGATTTTTTAATCTTTTTTCTACGTTACCTTTTGTGAAACCTATTTTATACTCTTCTAAATCTCGAGTTTTAATTAAATAAACGAAAGCCATTTATGCTACCCAGTTTTCGTAGTAAGTTTTACCAGCTGAGTTTCTTTTGGCTGTTAAGATTTGTCCTCTTTGAGGACCATCTTTTTTATAAGAAACGTGAACCCAATCAGGTGCCTTATCAGAGCCAAATTCCCAAATCAATTGATCGAATGGGAGATTATCTTTGATATAATTAAAAATTTCGGCGTTAGTTGGAGAACCTTTACCATCCATATCAATATCCATAGCTTCACCTTTACAATGTTGTGAAGTTTTAGAACCACCAATAGCTTTATTTAATGCTTCGCTTCTATAACCTGAAGATAACCAAATTGGTTTACCAAAATGTTCTCTCATTGGTTGAAAAATATTTTCAGCTAATTCTTTAGCTGCTTCTAAATGGCTATTTTTAGGTGTATTATCAATACCCTTTCTTTTAGCTGTGTTTGAAGCACTAAATTCAGCAACTGATAGGTTTTCGGATAGCATCATAATTATTCTTGTTTTTTACCCCAAATCTTATCAACTGAGGCTAATCCTAAAGCACCGAATGCTAAAGCAGCGACAGCATTAACTAAAGATTCTGCAGGAGCAATATGTTCTTCAGTAAATTGATTTGCAAAAAGTGTTACACAGAGCGAAACACCTGCTAAGATTCCTACGAATCTTTTAGAGGAAGGTGTACCTTTTTCATCTTTTAGTAGACCTGATATCCAATCTATAAGGTTTTTCATGGTAACAAATTTATAATAAATATTAACGAGATTTAATAAATTGGGTTTATTATAAATACAAAAAGAGCGTATAAAACGCTCTTAAAAATTTGTACAAAAAATGTGATTATTTACCAGTTTTTGGCTTACGACCTCTTTTTGGTTTTACAGTTTCAACTACATCACCTGTTTCTTTAACAGCAGTTTTAATTGCAGCTTTAGCTTCTCTTACTTCTTTTTTTACTTCAGCTACTTTTTCGATAATTTGATCATCAATAGTGGTTTCACTTCTTAAAAATGACCATAATCTTTTCCAAAATCCCATTTTAATTTAATTTAATGTTTATTATACATATTACTACCCATCACAAGAAACGCAATCTACTGTACGAGATCCAAGATCTCCTTTAATTACTGAATCAGTACGCAGATAGTATAATGTTTTGATTCCTAATTTCCAAGCTTCCATATGTACTTGATTAATCCATTTTGGTGAATCTGTTGGGTCAAATGATAAGTTAAGAGATTGAGTTTGGTCAATATATTTTTGGCGGATAGCTGCTTGTTGAACTAAGCCTAATTGGTTAATTTCTGGGAAGGTTAAGAATACTTCTTTTTCATCTTCAGTTAATATATCATTAGGTAGATTAGCAACTGAACCATTATCAGCTAAGATTTGATCCCAATATTTGTTTTGGTTTTTACCTTTTTCAATTAATACTTTTTCTAATTCAGGATTTTTAACAATAAATGTTCCTTTAGCACCATTAAATACGTAAACGTTTGCTGGTTGGGGTTCAATACCCGCTGAGCAACTATTGATACGTGAATTAGATACTGTAGGAGCGATAGCTAATAAGTGTGTATTACGCATACCAGTACCTTTACACCAAGTTGGTTCACCATATTCAACTGCCATTTTACGTGAAGCAGCTTCGGCTTGCGTTTTGATTTGGCTAAAGATAGTGTGGGTCCAAGCTGTTGAAGCAATTGAGTTAAATGGTAAGTTTTTCTGTTGTAAGAAAGTATGCCAACCCATTACACCTAAACCAAGTGCACGACCTTTTTTAGCATGACGATGTGAACGAATCATTGATTCTTTACCATTGGTTTTTTGGATAAATTCTTCCATTACACCATCAAGGAAATAAACTGCAGTTTCAACTACGTCTGTATCTTTCCACTCATCGTATTTAGCAAGGTTGAGTGAGGATAAACAACAGATAAATGAATGTTCTTCGTCTGTATGGAGTGTAATTTCTGTACAGATGTTAGTCATAGAAACATTTAGATTATTCATTCGATATGCTAAAGGATTATCCTTATTAACATTATCGCCAAACATAACGTATGGTTCTCCGGTTTCTACGCGTGATTTAAGAA